TCATATTTCCTTCCACATAGTAGCAAGGCATTGAGCTTCACCCTTTAATAATGGTAAATCAGACAGATCATTAATATTCTTAATGTGTAATTTGGATCTGCGTATATCCAAAAATGCAAATTTGACTTCAGGCTCTTTGACTTTGTCTCGGAGTTGCATCTCCATTAATGTTAATATTTGTGCTATCTGTTCTTTCCTTATTGCCTCATCTTTGAAATACAATTTAATTATATAAAAGTCCGATGAGCCATCTTTCTTCTTTTCTTCAAGACCTATTTCAGGATTAACGGATATGATAATATCACCTATTTTCCAGTCTTTATGAGGGGGCTTAATCCATTCAATTTTTTTGCGACCAATAAATTTTTTGTAACCAGTTATTATGCCTGGATAATTGTCCTTTTTCTTTTTATCTGTTAGCTTTTGAATTACGTTATCTAATTCAGTTTTAGGTAAATTGTTTTTGTGCATTTTTTGAATAGCTTCTCTGATTATCTTATAGAAATCTTTGTATGGCTCATACTCATCTCTATTTTTTATTTTGAGCACATGATTTTGTTTTGCTGAACCTTTTTTATTTACAAAATCGATAAAATCAGTCAGGGTTATCTCAATTTTTTCGTTTGGCATAGCTGTGTGTTCTTATATGTTATTATTCAATTGTTTTTAAGGCTGGTTAGCAATAGTAATGTTCCTAATCAGCATATGGTTTAAATCTCATTTCATAATTCAATGATGAATCATCTATGTACATTTGGTATTCTCGCAATCCTTTGCGTTTGGCTATGGAATGCAGTATCTCCCTATTAATCGAGGATATATTACTGCCGTAATATATTGCCATAGGTGGTTGGATTATATCGATTGGCTTTGAATAATCACAGTCCACACGATTTAGGATAAGTCGCCACTCTTTTTCATACTCCCATTGTGTGGATTTGTGTAAAAATGCTTTGAGAGAAACCGTAATGTCGGGCTGTGGAAAGTGTCCACCACTTTGTCGGGCTTGTATTTCAGCAGCAAATGTAATAGCGTGCAGCGTGGCATCATATCTTTCGTCAGAATATATAACAGGGTAAATATTCCCTAATGTCATTAGTTTGCACGCTTCTCTTTTGTCGCACTTGCCACACTTCATTTTAAAGTGCATTAAATCATACTCCAATACAAACCCTTTATGATAATCTGCATAATGTGACCACATTAGCACAGAATTGATATTCTCACTAAAACAAGCCACTGCCGCACTTTTCTTTATAACTTGCGTTGATTCTGCCAATAAAGACTCAACCTTAGATGCATATTCATCTCTATGAGGCTGAAATATGGCGAAAGCATCTTCTGCAATTTGAGTAAGATTATCTTTATTTTCAATAACTTTCTGTTTTAATAATTCTGCTTTCTCTTCTCCGAATTGATTTATAATATCTTTTGGCATTTCACCTCTGCTAATTTGTCGTAGCAACTCTTTTCCAGATTCCAGCTGCATACCTTTTTGGTAATTTTGCATAATTGCCTCCTTGTCATACTTAAATAAGGCATCATATGGGTCGTTGAATTTGTCTGGAGTTACTGCATAAAGCACATTTTTATCAAACGCATCGATATTAAGTTCCGAGCAACTTCTGAATCGAAATAGTTGGGCAGGAATATGTGTATTGATAGAATCGACAAGAGTGGATACCTTTTCCCGAATCACATCTTGGGTTGTACCCTCAGGAATGACAGTATCATTTAATACACGCTCAAATTCTTGTCTGAAATGATCTGTAGCCATATTCAATTATATTGGTTTGTTGGTTATTATATAAATGGTAGATTATTACAGTCAATAGTGAACGTAGTGATATACTATCCTTGCTGATTTACAAATAACATTTCATAATCGTCTTTACTCATAACGGTATTCCATACGCCAACATCTTGGTCGGAGTGTTTGTTAATGCCAACATACTCAAGGCTTGAATCCTCATATCGTTTAAACTTGTAAACGGCATCATTCATAAGGGCGTCATTGAATACGCCCAAGCTAACCAGAAGTTCAAAATCCTTAACGGATAGTCCAGTCACTTTCTTGAACAAACCAGGCTCAAGTTGCGTAATTACATCTTTAAGACTGCGTTCACGATAATCAGTCAAATACATAAACACAGGAACACGAGTTGCGAATTTTATCAATTTCTCTTGAATCTCTTTACGCTTACTCTTGTACTCTTTTTCCTCATCAGTTAGTTCCTTTTTCTCTTTAGGGGTCAAATCCTTATCATTGGCCTCTTTCTTTGCTTTTTTAACTGCTTCAGATTTGTTGATTATAGTTTCAATATCTTGATTGAGATTACGGAAGCCTTCAATGCTCATCAATGCTTTCATAGCCTCTTCACTACCCATCAACCGAGACAAAGTATAGTTGTCAACATTGACAAGAAGAGCACTTTCCCACCTTCGAGCGAGCAGTGTGGCTGTCGTTCCGCTCATTGCCATTTCAAGAATACCAGCCGCATCAATTTGCTTCATCTTGTAGCCATCGTATGCGAGAACAGGAAGGAAGTTAATAAACTCCTCGACATTCTTTTCGGGATTTGATTCGTTTACATTTAATCGGCAGCTGTAATCTGCAATTTGCCTCAACGCTCTATTAGGAGCAAAATCGAAAACGTAACACTCATTTTTCATTATCTCCACTTTATTTGGAGACTTCCCGTCGGGATTGTTAATAACCCAAGGCGTTTGCACTCTAAATGCGGCTTGGAAGTATGTTTCGGGGCTCGATGAATTACGGAGCATAAATATGCCCGTCCAAGGTTTCACCGAGACACCAGTTGTGAGTTTTCCGCACGAGAGAGTAATTGTTTTTGTTTCAAGCGGATTGCCCATTGCTTTTAGAACTGGAGGTAATGCAGCCAGTCCAATACCTGCCGAAGTTCCTGCGGCAACTATTATCTCAAAGTCGTGGTAAAATTTATTTTGTCGCTCTGCCAACAACTTCTTCATTGCGAAACACGAGGCCACATCTGGCAAAAACCAAAATGTGTGTGTTAATGCTTTGAGCAATGGAGCGTGTGAGAATGGCATAGGTGGCTTTTTAGCTCCGAGTTTAAGGTTATCAACTGTTGTTTCAAGGTATGCGCCACGAATTAAGTCTAACCACTTCTGCACATCATCTTCGTATGTAAAGCGTGCGTTTTCGCCTTTGCCGTCGGTCGAGAAGAATAGGTTAAGGTCAAACTCATTGAACTCTCCGCCCATTGCTATTTGAGTGATTGATTCGGGCAGTTGGTAGGTCATCATCACCATGCGAGGAAGCGAGGCGTATGGATTATTATCTCCTTGCCATTGCTCTTTGGCTCGTTGCTCATCTGAGTATGTCCAGTTAAATATCTGCTCTTCTATAAATTCGCCCGATGCTATTGCTCTGAATGGTGTTCCTGAAAGGTATAGATATGCACTTGTTGTGATTGGCATGTTTCCTTCATCGAAATACTCCATTCCTTCGCCTTCGGCATATCTCTGTTCTCGCTTATCTTCTGCCTCGAACAGGTCTTTTGCATTTTCCCGCCAAGCACCATAGTGGTATTCGTCGAATATCACACAATCCCAATTTAGGGCGTGTACCCACTCATTCCTTGGTTTTATGCCTCCTGCATCATTTTTGCCGAGGAAGTCTTGGAATGAGCCGAAACATACTATTGGACGACTTCGGTCTGCTTGCTCAAACGACAGATCCGAATGTCGAGATATAAATTGCCACCCTGCAAAATCCACGTGTGTGGCGAGGTCTTCTTCCCAAGCACTTTCCACGGCAGGTTTGAACGTCAGAACGAGTATTTTCGACCAACCCATAGACTTTGCCAATTGGTACGAGGCAAACGTCTTTCCGAAACGCATTTTGGCATTCCATAGAAAGTGTGGCGTGTGGTCTTTGTTTTCGGGTTCTGATGCAAAACTATCCAAGTATGCTTTTGTCTTCTCTACTGCCTGTGCCTGTTCGGGTCGCATCTTGAAGGTGAGTGTTCGGTTTTGCTCACTTTTTTGGCCACTTTTCAGTTCCCATACGGCGGTGCGTACATCTTTCACGACGCAACGAAACCACTCACCTTCGGGATTGGCAATACCTTTGCGACGAAGATTAGCGTGTATATCGTGGTCGGTGAACGATGAACCATCGTTGCGCATAGCACTCTCCTCGAATACGATGCGGTACTTCACGGCTGAGGTTTTCAGTTGCTCGGCCACACGAGTTTTGGCATCTCGGTCGGTGTAGCCTACTTTAAGTAGCCCCTTGTGGGTCTCTACACCTATCAACTCGTAGGCATATATGGTCGGAATTATCGCGGGTCTTTCGGGGAAAAATGTGGGAGGCATAGGCTACTCTAATTCATTGGGTATAACAAATTGGTCTGTCGATGTATTCAAAACAATGCTTATATTCTTGCTGTCTAATTTCAAAGATTGTTCTTGGCTGATGGTTGCCTTAAAACTATCCTCTATACTATGTGCTCGTGGATCTTGAATATATACTTTTTTGAGATTTGGCATATTCCTAACAATCTGACGGTCAATACATCTGTTCACATAGGGGAATGAATACCCAATTATTACCAAATATTCTGTGTCTTGTACTAATGTGTTAATTTGTTTCGTTAATCGATCGTCTTCTTCCCAAGCAAAAGAAATATTGTTATTATATTGATTATTGAGCAATCTTTCGCATTCAGATAATGATAGGTCTCCTTGAAGTTGACTATCGGTTGCAGATGTAAAGTATGCAGTACCATTCAATTTAAGAATATTGAATTTCACGTTATCAACATCATAATTGTAATTAAAACCCTTGCACACGATATTCTGTTGTCTCCACAAATAGTTCGCATTTGAATGGGCGATAGAAAAATCACGGAGAACGTATTCGAGCTGACAATCATAATTCCAAGATAATATAGATATTTCTGACGGCATTTTTCCGTCATTTTGTATTAATGATGCAACGAAACCATCATATCGTATATCTCTTGTTTCTGATGTTTGGATAATTGTAAGGAATAATGCAATAGCGTTTTTTAATCTTTCATAGTCATTCCGATGTATTGTAATCGATAATTGTTTTGCATACGTATCCACGGTTGGATATTTTGCACATATATCTCTCAACCATTCCAATTCTTTTTGAACTTTTGGATATGATGATTTCTTATCAGTCAATGCCATTACACCCTTATTTTCAATTAGGTAATTCCTTATCGACGCTTCAAATTCATTAACAATGGGAACTCCTCGCTCTATTGCTCCGGCAATTCCATTGCCTTTATCGTCTTTTTTACGTGTGCCGTAACTCGCACCTGCCCCAATTAAATAAATGACTTTGCTCATAATTACATTGTTGTGTTATGTTTTATTCCTGTTTGCAAAAATACACACATTATAGATTGGCTTGTGCGGTTAATTAATCTAATATATCGACATATTATTGACAATGGGATTAACACTTTACTGGTCAGATAATTACCACCCCATTGGGCGGATCATTGAGTCGATAAAGGCGATTTCGTCGTCGGTTAATCCATATTTTTTATATAGTTTCTCGTCTGTCCAACTTTCCGAAAAATCCTGCATCGGAACAAAAGAATAAACCTTCTTCATGGCATTTTGCGTAATCTTTATCATCGACAACATAAAGTGGAAAAATCTGGTTTGAGTGTAACTTAAAACATTCTCTGCTCTAATTTTCGTTTCAAAAGGTCCAATAACCAAATACGTTTCTGTACAACAAGAATTTGGTTTGCAGATAAATGGATTTAACCAATCCTTTTCCATATTACCTGTTCCCCATGCTTTAGGAATTAAAACTTTATACTTGCTAATCCAGTCTACATTTTTACTTATTTTATTTTTATCAATATATCCAATGCCATCTTTTCGCCAACCATTGTAATAAAATTCAACACTCTTTGAGAAATGTTTTAATTCATACTCTGGTTTAACTCTTTTATAACTATTAAGTTCTCTAACATCAAATCCAAATGGATCATTCGCACTAATTAATGAGGCAAAACTGACTTCATTAAGGCGTTGCACTTTTCGCAAAATTGAAATTGCTTCGTTCTGACGAATAAATGTGTCTGACCCTTTTTCCAACAATGGTCTTTGGGATTCTGATAAGCTTCCTTTACTATGAGTAAAAACACAGCAATCACCAGAGTTATCTCTATTCCATAAAAAATAGCAAACTCCTCCTTTAATTTCAACACCAGGGAAACAATCTGCTGCATCTATAAAATCGTGTATTACACGTATCCTATTATCATTCAACATTTCGTCTCTAAATTCATCAAGTCCTCGACCACCTGAGAACCAACGAGAAGGAACAATCATTGTCAAAAAACGGGGGTTAAGTTTTTTTGCTTGTTGTATAAACTTATGATATATCGGCATCGCACTTGAGCCCGTCCCTCCACCATCATTTAACTGATATGGTGGGTTTCCTATTATTACGTCAAATTTCATATTATTAAAAATCTTTTCCGGTTTATCGGTATGTATAAATTCATAGGCGTGGGTCTCCAACTCATCGCCACGGCTGTAAACACTTTCGCTTGCACCGCAATACTTGCACTTGCCTCCCTGCCACGTATGCTCAATGCGGTGAAACAGAATATTGCCCTGAACGTCATCAAACTTCTCACAAATAGAGTACTTGCCATTTGCCGTCTTGGAGCAATAGGCACTACGCCGAGAGAGTAGCCCCGTAAGCTCGGTAATGGCAATGCCAAAAAGTTGTTTGGTGAGTATGTGGTTAATGCGTTTTTGCTTATCGGGAATAATGTCCTCAAGTCCCTTGTCGAGCCGTTTAGCCATTTCACGTAGAAACACCCCCGACTTGCTCACAGGGTCTAAAAACCTTGCATCGGGATTACTCCACAGCTCCTCGGGCAACAAATCGAGCATCTGGTTCACCACCACAGGCGGAGTAAACACCTCGTCGTTGCTCAAGTTCGCCAAGCACGTCAGCACATCCGGGTTATAGTTTTGCTGGTTCATCGCTACATCTCTTTAAGTTTCAAAAAATTAACAAGTGGATAATCAGCCACCGGAGTGGGAATAAACGCTTGATCGCCAAGGTCAGAGAATAGATTAGCTCCCTCAATGGGTTGGCTCTCCAACAGGTTGGCCATAGTGTAGTCACGGCGTTTAATCATAGAACCATTAACGGCATTCCACTCGGCAAAAACTATCGGTATTGCCTGCTTGTTGGGTGTTTTGAGTGTCAGCGCATCGCCCCATAGAATATTCAATGACAATATGTACTCAACACTTTCTCGACACTCACGCTTCACGCCGTCACCAAACAATTTAACATATCGACCATTGAAAATTGCATATAACCGCTCTCGGCACTCTTCCACGTTATCTTGCAAAATATCAACGCCATAAATACTCGAAACTGCCAAAACTGCATAGCGTTCCCACTCCAATTGGCTCTTGGCATATCGAGCATCAACAACATCTAACTTGCGTTCTAATATCTTAACAAGAAAGTTACCGTTGCCACAAGCAGGCTCCAAAAAACGAGACTCAATACGCTCTGTCTCCTGCTTCACAAGGTCGAGCATTGCATTGACTTCTCGTTCTGCTGTGAATACTTCACCGTGTTCGGCAACTCTCTTTTTTGACTTTACTTGATTCATCTATCTTCTATTTTTCTTTCGTATTGATTCTAACTATTTCTATAACATACCATCTATTTGCTTTTATTCAATAAGTCGTGAATGTCAACACCGAGTAAATCGGCGATTGTGAGCAAGGTCTCAATCGAGGGTTGCGATGAGTTTGTACACCACTTCGACACGGTTGATGTGTCTTTGCCGAGCTGGTCACCGAGCCACTTGCCGGTTCTGCCTTTTTCCACAAGGACAGCTTTGAGCCTATTTACTTCTTTGGTTTTCATTCTTTTTGGGTGCATATATGTACGTCTTTACAAAGTTATTGAAAATATTTCATTGCAACGATAAAAAAGTAAGATTATTTTCACTATATTTACAGTTAAGATGTTACACTTTTTAACCAAGATACTACCGCAAACCTATTAAGAAATCATTCACCGCCAAATAGTGCAGCCTACGTCCATAGGGATAGTAGGCTGTTTTTATTTTATCGAAATCTGAACAATAATCAATTAAACTATTTGACAATGAATAATATATATACTTGCCGTTTTATGCAGACGGCACAAATCACCAATCCAGATACCTCAGCAAATGATATCCAAGAACAATACGAAGAGTTCCGCACAATATTATCGGACTTCTTGTTTGGTTCAGATACATTTTTCACCATTGACGCAGTGTTGAAAGATGTATTGTTTGTATTAAGCAGTGCCTCGAAAGGCAAAAAAAAATGTTGAGCAAGTTTACAACATAAGACGAGCCGTAAACTTTACCAAAACAGCGATTAGCCACAACGAGAAACGTCTTACTTATCCCGAACTATTCTCACAAACTTCGCAAGAGCCAAGTTCTCCTCTTCACTTATCTTCACAGTACACACGAACCGACCTTATTGAACTCACCTCGGCAATTGAGTGCTTGGGCGTGTTTGTATATGCCGATTCTCGTCAAGCATCATTGAAAAATATTACCTTGCAATTTGAGCAGATGTTGAATGTGAAATTCAACGATTGCTATGAGATGCGTCGTCGCATAGCAATGCGCAAAGTCCATAAAACGCCTTTTATCGATAAGCTCAAAAATGCTCAATTAAAAAAGATTGATTTGTAAATAATTAGTTTCCAAATCAATGCAAACAAAATTACCACATACCACTAATGGTATGTGGTAATTGTTTTGTAGGCTTATCCCAATTTTGCGACAGCAATCAACATATCTTGACAAATGACTTATACTGACTTGATAAATGACTTCCAGCAGTGCCTTTCGACGCTTCAATTTATGCTTAATCAGATGAAGAGTTTGAACGACATTACGGCTAATGATATCTACATCACACGCCAGGAGGCTGCCAATATGTTGCGTAAAGGTCTTAGGCAGTTGGATCGCGATTGTGTGAAATACAATATCCGAAGGATCAAGTGCAACAATGGAATTCGTGTCAGTAAACGAGATATTATGCGCCATCTGGGGCTCTATGAGGATTGTCCGATTGATGCTGTTTCTGAGCAACAAGCAGAGAAGAGTATAATTACGAATATGGATAGTGACACGCCAATGAGTGTTCTTGAGCAAATTATCCAAAAACATTCAGTGCACAAATGAACTACCTAACCGAAATCAAGATGTTCTACGACTGGCTCGAAACACATAATCTGTCGGCCAAGGGCATAGTCCTTTGGCACGGATTGATGCAGATTGCAAGCCGCTCGGGGTGGAAAACACCGCTGGAGATACCGTCGAGCACCTTGGAGATGCGCACGCATCTGGAGCGTACAACCATATTTCGTGAGCGCAATCGACTTGTTGATGCCGGATTGATACGCTTGTGCCAAAATGGTGGTCGTTCGGCTTGCGCCTATATACTCATTCCACTATCACGACACTTTGCGTTGCAGGGTGCAACACAAAACCCGTCACAAGAACAACCGCTTATGTTGCAAGGTGAAACACAAACCGATGACGTTATGTTGCAAGATGCAACACAAAACACCGAAAACAGAGATAATTCAAACGATGTTGTGTTGCAGGTTGCGTTGCACAATGAAACACAAAGTGCAACACAAAATCAAAGCATACCTCTTTTAAGTAATAAAACTAAACTAAACAATAAAGAAAATAATAAAAGAAAAATTGAGGTCGCAGATGAGTCTGCTCCGGAGCCTATAAACTCGAAAAGCAAAAGAGAAAAAAGTTGCGCTCAAAAAGAGAAAACGAAAAGCACTCTTTTCGACCCGAACCGTTGGCTCGAAACAGTGGATTCTGCGTGGCGAGAGGTAATGCGCCAGTGGCTCGAATATAAGTCGGCACGCAAACAGACCTACAAGACCGAGTTGGGAGCGCAGAAATGTTTGTCGATGCTGAAAGACCTATCGCACAATAACCCAAGAACTGCCCAAGCAATCATAGACCAGAGCATTGCTAACAACTGGGCTGGACTCTTCGCTTTGCGAGATAATGGCACAACCTCACGAGGTCAGCCCGACCCGAACCGCCCACAATACGGTCAGCGCATCGGTCAGATTATGCAGACCGAGGACGAAGCCAAACGACAGCGAATCATAGAACGATTAAGAAATGCAGGAAAAGTAACAACACAATAAAACTACAAAACTATGGCAATACAAATTTCACAACTCATTAACCAAATGGTCAAAGACCGCCAACTAACTCCCAGAGAGCCGTGGCGTTGGACGTGGGGCGACAAAGCTCAATGCCGAGCCTTGTTCGAGCATATCTTTCGCAATGTAGATGCGACAATCACCGAATACCACCACCTGCCCGAATATGACCTTATCATCGAGTGGATGACGAACACCAACGACAAGGGCTTGATGCTTATGGGCGAATGCGGTCGAGGTAAGAGCGTTATTCTGAACTATGTCCTGCCTGTGCTGTTCCGCCTGCGCAACCGAGTATTTATTCCCGTTCACGCTCAAGACATCGGCAAGGAGATTCCGAACCAACAGGCATTCTACGGACAGCGACCAATCACTTACCTCGACCGTCTGCTCAATAGCGCATATCCTGCTATTGATGAACTTGGCGTTGAGCCGATGATGAATGACTATGGCGAAAGGAGTGAGGGCTTTAACTTGGTGCTAAACGCTGCCGAAAGGTATCATCGCCCTGTGTTCCTCTCCACGAACCTCGATGAGGAACACGTCTTTAACCGCTATGGCGACCGCACTATGGACCGCTTGACACACCTCTGCCTGACAGTGCCATTCCACGGTGATAGTTTACGTAAATAACAAATTGAAAATGAACGCACAACGAGTAATATTTACGCTCACGGACAAGCGAAGGAAATATGCCACACATAATGGTAAGATACTGACGTGGGAGCAGAACGACATAAACAGCCTTTACTCAAATATCGAACGCTTCGGAATGCCTGCCTTTACGGCAGACTTTCAAAAGTACGATGTGTCGGCAGAGGCTCTTAAAGAACGCTTTCCCGATGCTAAGATTCTGCGAGTGAAAAAAGTCGAAACCGAGAATGCTTACAACAATCCGCTGAACCCCGAAATAATCTTCTAACCTATGCCGACCGTAAAGAAACATACACCTCGTCCGTGGCTACCCGAGCATAAACCACACGAGGGTTACCGACACCACAACACAAAGTTCTACCAGAGTACGCAGTGGCGCAAAGTACGCACCTTGAAACTCCAACAGAACCTGATGTGTGAGGAGTGCGAACGCAACGGACGACTGACTCCTGCCCAAATGGTGGACCATATCACCCCAATCAATAAGGGCGGAGCGATGCTCGCTATGGAGAACCTGCAATCGCTTTGCAATGCTTGCCATAATCGCAAGTCAGCAAAGGACAAAAGATAAGAATTATTTATATAAAATTAGCTGAGATGCAGTGGGGTAATTTCGTGGAATAGATTGAAATTTGAATGGAAAATTTGAATCGTCAACTTGTTCGACTAATTCATTCAATAGGTCGTTTTGCTCACAGAACTGATAGACGAGTTTTAAGTATCTGCGTAATAATAGAATTGGCGGGAATTGATTTTGGCTAACAAACCATTCTACCATATCTGTTTTACCCTTTGAACTGTTGCAAGTCTGACAAGCGCAAATCAAATTCTCAGCATCATCTGTCCCTCCTAATTTTTGTGGAAAAATATGGTCAAGCGTAACAGAGTTATAAGAACCGCAATAAGCACAACGAGTGCCGTTTATGATTTTGACTTTCTCATCATCAAACAGCGTGTGGATACTCATTGTTCCGTTTGTCAAACCTTTATAGAGCCGAGCACGAATCATATAATTCACTCTCGAATACGTCTTTTGTCCATTAGTTAGGGCAGAATGCGCCATAGCAAGATTTGCATATGACCAAAACACAAGTTCTTGTACTGTTTTAATTTCCATAGTACAAAACTATAAAATAAATGTTTAACCTCAAAAACCTGATGCCTATGAAGTGAAGATAAGCGGAGAGCCAAATTTTTGAAATGTAATTAACTAAAAAACATTAAACGTAAAATGGAAGGATTGGCTGTCTGAAAAAGGCTCTCCGCTTTTATCTCAAAGGCATAATAAACAATGAGAACAACACTAAAAATATCGGAAATCATCGACGAGTGGATACTCAACCTCGACTGCCTTGTGGCGACACGCTCGGACTATCGTCGTAAGATTGCGCTGTGGTTTCGGTGGCTCTCGGAGCAACGTATCGACCCACGTGCGCCGACCCGAACCCATATCGTACTCTACAAACAACACCTGCAACGCCAAGGCAAAAGCATCTTCACCACAAACGGCTATGTGACGGTCATAAAACTGTTCTATGCCTACTGCGCCACGCAACACTACTATGATAACATCGGAGTCGGCATCAAAAGCAGTTTTCGACAGAAGGAACACTATAAGCACCCATTAACACGTGAGCAGTCGGTGGATTTAGTGTCGGCCATTGACACCTCGACCTTGATTGGTAAGCGTGACCGACTGATGATACTGCTGATGCTTGCCAACGGACTGCGCACCTGCGAGGTGGAACGAGCCAACATCGGGGACTTCGATATGCAGGACGGCAGAAACATTCTGCATATCCAGCGCAAAGGACACGTTGATAAGCACGATGTGGTAGCCGTTCCCGATGAGGTTATGGAGGCTTTCGAGGATTACATCTCGGCTCGCACCGACAACTTCGACACCTCGTCACCACTCGTGATTAACCACGTGCGAGGAGGTAAAGCAGACCGTATCAGCAAAGGAACTATCTCGGCAATCATCAAACAACGATTGCGTGATGTAGGTATTGATGACCCAAAGATAACGGCTCACTCACTCCGCCATACCTGTGGCTCGCTAATGGTAGATGAGGGTGTGAGCATCGAAACAATCCAAGATGTGTTAGGACATAACAACCCTGCAACCACGAAGATTTACATTGATATGGCACGACAGCGCAGATTGTTGGAGCACAGCCCAAGCAATATGATAGCAAGAATAGTCACAAAACGCCAAGAAACTGAAAGTGATTGACAGTCAGTCGTATGAACAAGGAATTAATTCATCCATTGAAATGTGACTAATCTTTTAATAACCAAAGAGTTCACTCGGTCGTATGAACTACACAAATTCGGGGTCAAAACGCCCGTAACTCTTTGATAATGGATTGAAAAATGGACGAATTAACTACGCTAATCAGTGCTTCATTCGACCAACGGGTAGGGGGTCAGAAATCCTTCCGACCCTACGAAAACCAATCGGGCGTTGAGTCTTCTGTACGCACGTGCAAAAATAGAAAAAATCGGGAACACCGTAAACGATGCCCCCGAATAGAAAAGTTCTTTGATATATTGAAGTGAATCAATATTTGATTTTGAAGTAATCGAGCAGTTGTTTGTAGTTGTCTTGTGCTGTTAGGCAGGTGTCAGTTAGGTAGCCATTGATTTTGCCCCATTCGTGCAAGCCTCGATAGTAGAACATTTTGAGTTCATCGGTAATGATGAACGGCACGATGCGATTGGCAAGGCACTCCTTGAACATCACCAAACGACCGACACGCCCGTTTCCGTCTTGAAATGGGTGAATACTCTCAAAGCGTTGATGCAGGTCGATAATATCGACGAGCGACTTTTGCTTCTTTGCGTTGTACTCTGCAAGCAAGGCCTTCATTTCACGATGCACATTCTCCGGCGCACACGTTTCGTTACCACCCACTTCGTTTGGCAGACGTTTGTATTCGCCTACATTGAACCAATCTTTACGAGAGTCGGATGTGCCTGTCTTCAAAATTTGGTGTAGTTCTTTGATAAATGCCTCCGAAAGTTTATCCTCTGCTCGGTCGATAATAAGGTCTATGCAACGGAAGTGGTTTGTGGTTTCGATTATATCGTCCACATTAACACTCTCATCGGCAACGCCTATGGTGTTAGTCTCAAAAATATAGCGAGTCTGGTCGTGTGTCAAACGACTACCCTCAATATGATTTGAGTTATATGTTAAGTCGATTTGCGTGCGGTGATAGATGCCACCTTTGAGTTTGATAGCCTTCTGCTCACGCAGAGTCTTCAACAACGGAGAAGCTACTCTGTCCGTCTTTTTCTTGGACGGCAGCGTGGCATCTTCGGGGATACTCCAAGTCTTACCTGTTAGAAATGCCCCTTCAACTTTACCTGTGGCACACCAATTACGGGCTGTACGCTCCGATATGGCAAACTTCTCTGCAAATTCTGCAACCGATATATATTTCATAATAATCACGCATCGGCAAGTTTTGCGCCGAAACTCACTTCAAAGATAATAGTTTTTGCCGATAACGGCAATAAATCACCCGAATAATTCACTTCGATAAATCAAATATCCAAGATGGATCAGCAATATTGATGTAAAACCGCTAATTGAAAACAGCAACTATAATAATGAAAGGACGCAAGAAAATACCCAACGAACTCAAATCACTCCGAGGAACGGACCAACCGTGCCGTATGGAGCAAAGCATACCAACCACTCCAACAACCTCCGTCACCGCACTACCCAAGTCTGGCTTGAAAGGCACTGCCAAGAAGGTCTTTGCAGTGGTCGCTACGGAACTTATCAATAAGAACCTGCTGGATATTGTCAGCGTGGATTTGGTTGTTGCCTACGCTCGTGAAATGGCACTCTACCACGACTCGATGCGTGACCTCGAAACCGAGGGCTACACGATAGACGTTGCGACCAAGAACGGCACGGCAACCGTCATCAACCCCAAACGCAAGATTGCCGAGTCGGCACTTGCCAATGCCAAGTCGCTCGCCACGGAGTTTGGTTTTACACCCGCCAGCCGTAACCGAGTGCAGGCGATGCTCACGGACAATAAACCCAAAGATGATTTTATAGAATTTGAAGAGTTATGAAACAACACTTAGCAGAACATTATGCCGAGCAAGTTCTCTCAGGTGAAATCCTTACTTGTGAGTTGGTTCAACTTGCTGTCAAGCGGTACTATGCCGACCTCGACAATGCTCTCGATAAAGGTTGGTACTTCGACCGTAAGTCGGCACAGCGAGCAATCGGCTTTATCGAGAAACTCAAACACACCAAAGGTGAGTGGGCAGGACAACGTTTCAAGTTAGAGCCGTGGCAACAGTTTGTGCTGTGGAATATCTTCGGTTGGCGTAATGCCGACGGCACACGTAGATTCCGATACGCCTATATTGAGATTGCTCGTAAGAACGGTAAGACCGCACTGAGTGCAGGCGTGGGTTTATATATGCTCTTTGCAGACGGAGAAGCACGTGCCGAGGTCTATTCTGCTGCCACGGTAAAAGACCAAGCCAAGATATGCTTTGCCGATGCGGTGGAAATCGTAAAGAATACCGACCTCAAGAACTATCTCACCCCATATCGCAACTCAATCGTCTATGAACTCAAAGGCGGAACTATGAAGCCTTTGTCGAGCGACTATGGTGTACACGACGGTCTGAACCCGAGTTGTGGTATTATTGACGAGTTCCACGCCCATAAGGATAGCGGAATGTTCGATGTCATTAAATCGGCATTCGGAGCAAGACGGCAACCGCTGATGTTTATTATCACCACGGCAGGCTTCAATAAGAACGGAGCCTGCTATGCCTATCGGGATAATGTGATAAAGGTTCTGCGAGGTGTAAACCAAGACGATAGTCTTTTCGGTATTATCTATACGCTTGACAATAACGAGGAGTGGGACAACCCGAGGATGTGGATTAAATCAAACCCGAACCTCGGAGTATCGCTTTCTGCCGATTATCTTGCCGACCAAGTCAAAGATGCCAAGAACCGCCCCGAAGCGGTGCGCAACGTAATGACCAAGAATGTAAACTTGTGGGTCGATGCCGAACGTACGTGGATATTGGACGAACAGTGGCAAAAGTGCACAGGCTCAACCAACCCCGAAGAACTCCAAGGTTGTGAGTGTTGGGGCGGTCTTGACCTCTCGAATGTCAGCGATATTACCGCCTACGTTCTGTTGTTTCACGAGAGCGACCGCTTTCAACTCCTGCCGATGTTCTGGATACCCGAGGATAAGATGCAGGAGAAAATCAAGAAGGAGAACATCAACTACGACAAGTGGGTGGCAGAGGGCTATATCAAAGTGACGAAAGGCAATGTCATCGACTATGACTTTGTGAAAGCCGACATCCTGCAAATCGTCCAGAACTACGACCTCAAATCCTCGGCTTACGACCGTTGGAATTCGAGCCAAACTATTATCGACCTGCAAAACGAAGGTATGACCTGCAATCCATTTGGGCAAGGCTACGGCTCAATGTCTGCCCCAAGCAAGGAGTTTGAGAAACTTGTGCTGACCGAAAAGATAGAGCATTTCGGTAACCCTGTACTTCGTTGGATGTTGGCATCAACGCTCATCAAGACCGACCCGGCAGGCAACATCAAACCCGACAAAGAGAAATCGACCCAAAAGATAGACGGCATCGTCGCAAGTATTATGGCATTGGGTGAATGGATGACCGCCCAAGCCAACGAGGACAACGACCCCTACAACAACCGTGGAATGCTAACACTGTAAATTACAATAATGAAAAAACTCACCCCTCGAATGCTCGCAGAGCAAAAACGCATCGAACAAGAACTCTCCGATATTCCGACAGCGGGCAATCTGAAAAAGTTGCTGTCGCTGGATGGTTTTGTGGATTATTACTTGGAGATGCGTGAGGTCTACGCAACACATCTTGAAGCCTACGAGGCTTTGGAATCACACTATGAGCGCATCACGGGTCGCAGACGCTACTCGGAGTTTCATTCGTTTCGGGTGTCGCTCGACCGCTATATTGCCCTGCTGAAACTCCGCACTCGGACGGATGTCAAAATTGTTTAACGCCAGAGCCCAACAACCGTATTAAGTTTGCATCATCGCAGTTTACTAACAAACTGCGCAAAGCAAACTAATGCGACATTTCATCCGCAAAATATATAACTGGTTCGAACAGCGTACTACCTCGGCAGAAATGGAGGACGCAATCAACCACGTCTTGACGGCCGATACCATTGCTGATGCAGTGTCGAAGCCATATATCACCGAAGAGGGGGCATTAAACCTCTCGGCAGTCTGGGCGTGCGTGAGAATCCTCTCAGAAACGGTTGGAACACTTCCTGTCCACCTCTATCAACGCACTGCCCAAGGACGGGAACGGCAATACAAGCACCCTTGCCGCCGACTGCTCCAACAGCCCAACTCCTATTCCAACCGTTTCGATTTGATGCACCACCTTATGGTATCCACCGCCCTCTGGGGCAATGGCTACGTAAGAATCCATAGAGATATGCTCTGCCGACCACAACGGCTCGAACTCCTGCACCCGATGAATGTCGAACCGGTGCTGACCACCAACCAAGAACTATTCTACTACATCGCCACCTCGGGCGAACTGCTCTCCAACGACCAGGTAATCCATATCCGAGGACTCTCCACCAATGGCTATAAAGGCAAATCACCGATTGCGGTCCATAGAGATAACCTTGCCCTTACGTTGGCGGCACAGGAGTATGGCGAACGGTTCTTTAACCAAGGCGGAAATATGAGTGGCGTATTCAAGTACCCGAGTACCTTGAAAACCGAAGCCTACCAGCGACTCAAAAAAGAACTCTTGGCACAATCTGTTGGACTGCATAACGCCCACGTGCCATTGCTACTGGAAGGCGGTATGACCTATGAGAGAATAAGCATTCCGCCCGAGGACGCACAGTTTATTGCCACAAGAAAGTTTCAAAAGACAGAGATTGCCACCATTTACGGCATTCCTCCGCATATGATTGCTGACCTGGAGCGCGCAACCAACAACAATATCGAGCACCAAGGTATGGAGTTCGTGCAGTATTGCCTGATGCCGTACCTTGTCCGCATCGAGGAGGAGTTCAACCGCAAACTACTGCGAGATGACGAGTACGATGATTACTACTTCCTCTTTGCACTGAATGGACTGCTTCGAGGTGATGCCAAAACCCGCTCAGAGTACTACAAGAATCTGAATATGACCGGCTCAATCTCCGCCAACGAAATCCGCTCGTTGGAAGATATGAATGCCTACGAGGGAGGGGATGCCTACTTCGTGCAGATGAATATGCAGACAGTTGATAATGCAATCCTACCACCTACTGACCCCACAAAACTGCTAACCACAAAACAAGATGATAAACAAAAATAGCGACATCGAAACACGTTGCCTTACCGCTGAACTTCGAGCTGAACCAACTGAGAGTCGAACTATAACGGGCTATGCCGCACGGTTCGATAGTTGGAGTGAGCCGATTATGGGCTGGTTCAAAGAACGCATCGATAGCCGAGCCTTTGAGGAGTGCGACACCGAGGACGTGATTATGTGCTTTAACCACAATGCCGACTCAATACTCGCTCGTACCACAAGCAAAACGCTCAAAATCGCAACGGACGAACGAGGTCTGCACTTCGAGTTTGAAGCTCCGAATACCTCAATGGGCAACGATATGTTGGAACTCGTCCGCAGGGGCGATATATCCAAATGCTCGTTCAAATTCTCGGTCGAGCAGGACGAGTGGCGTTATGCCGACAAGGAGAATAAACTCAAATACGATGAGCGCACAATATACCGCATCTCCAAACTCTACGATGTGTCCTTGGTGGTTTATCCTGCATACACAGATACAGAAGCCTCCGCCCGAAAGCTCGAAGAGCGCAAAGCCGAATGGCTGAAAGATAAAGAGCCGAAAGGACCAACACCAATCGACACAACTTCACGTACACGCACCACACAATTTCTGAAACTCAAAGATAAATCTTAATCATTGCCGTTTTATGGCTGTTGTGATTGGAAACCGTACATATCAATTATCTTAGCACGACTATATAAGGTGTCTGTTGTGCCTGTTTTGTCTGTTGGGTTGTCATTGAATCTTTTTAGGTTGCAAGAAGAACGCAAATCATCTATGCATTTTTGATTCTCCGAATAAAAATCATATATGGAATTCAGTGTATCGTCTGTCACTTTTTTTGAACCAAATCCCTTATTCGGGTATAATGTATTGAAAGTGTCGCAAAAATATCGGTCATACGCCGGTATACAACCAAAAACACCGAGCATAATTTTAGTGATTAACGTACTCGTGGGTTTTGTTACATCACCTCCAAGTAACTCGTAGATACAATTATAACCATTGATGATTTCATTTTTTACATTGGCATCATTGTATTTATCAACATCTATGTCAAAAAGAACATTTCCATCCGTTGAAATGTAGTTAATCAAATTTACTAAATATTCCGGGGTCTTTTGCAACAAGAATGATGAGCCTCGAAGCATACCCCAACTTGCTAAATATGACCAAAGCACGTAACAACTCATTTCCAAATTATCTCCACATAGATTATGCCTATTGTTATAGAAGTATCCATAACATAAATCAAAGGAAACATATCTATGACAATTATCTGAATATGATTTTTTATAAAAATCATTTACTGATTCGATTAATGCAGCAGTATCACACTTATTCATATAATTATTGTTTTAGATTTCTAATTGCAAAGATAACAATTTAAACCATTTATCACATTTTACGATGAGTAAACTTAAAACCCTAAAAGAAACCCGAGCCAAGGTCTTCACCGAGATTGATGACCTGCGCAAAATATCTGACGGTCGTGAGATGACCTCCGAGGAGCAAACTCGCTGGAACACACTCCTTGCCGACTATGACAAGGCGGACAAGGCAGTCGAAGCCGAGGAACGCTTTGTGGACTTGGAACGCAAACAAGCCGAACAGTCCATTGAGCGCAGCCAAAACCAAACGGAGGAGCAACGCTCAGCCGTAGGTAAGAAACTCGAAGAGGAGTACCGCACAGCCTTTGCCGAATACCTCCTGCGTGGTGCAACAGGCATCACACCCGAGAACCGCTCGCTGTTTGAAAAACGTGCTGGCATCACAGGTCTGAATGGTGGCGTGATTGTCCCCAAGACCCTTGCCGACAGCATTGAGGTAGCACTAAAAACCTACGGAGGTATGTTCGAGGCCGGCACAATCCTCACAACCGCTACGGGTGGCGACTTGATTATGCCGACCATTAACGACACGCAGTCCAAAGCCACCGTTGTTGCCGAGTACAACCAATCGACCAAGAAAGCCCCAAGTTTCGGCTCTGAAACCCTCAAAGCCTACACCTACCGCACACCAATTGTCCCCGTGTCGCAGGAACTCTTGCAGGACTCATCGTTCAACCTTGAAGCCTTGCTCTCGCAACTATTAGCCGAGTCATTTGGTCGAGGTATCAACGAAGACCTCACGGTCGGCAATGGTACGGGCAAGCCCAAAGGCATCGTAAACTGGGCAACAGCATCGGAAGCCGAACCAACAGCCACAGCCATAAAGTTGGACGACATCATCGACCTTATTAAATCGGTGGACTCGGCATACGTGGAAAACACGGCAAAAAAGACCCCCGAAAAACGGTTTAAGTTGACCACTAAAAAACGGGTTAAAGTGACCACCCGAGAACGGTCCAAATTGACCCCCTGGAAACGGGTAAAACTGACCACCTAA